TACCATTCGCTCAAGAAGCTGTTGCAAAGATACCGAAAACAGTCGGCAAAGTCGGACTGTTGGGTAATGATGTATCGGTTTCGCTTTATGATGTTGCCAGCGGCATCGCACGCCACCATCTTCATATCCCTCGCCACGCCGGGGGCCGTCTTGGGGTTTATCTTGATGTCGGGGTGGAATTGGAGCAGGTAATTGCATTGCGCTCGGCTGTTCTCGTGCTTCGGGTTCGGAGCGACCTTGATCTGCCTCTGCGCCAATCCCAAGCCCCTCGCTAATTGTTCGTAGTAGTTGGCATTGTCCCTCTGCGATAAATCGCCCCGTTTGCCCATTGCATCGCCCGTGAGCAGGCAGGAGAACAGGAAGGGGGCATACTTGGCCTTAATGGTGTCCACCATCTTGGGGATGCTTCCATCAACGACCTGGAACTCGTCAACGATGTGAACGTGGTCTCCTTGGCTATCCGTCCACATCTGCGCCACCAGACCGCAGAAGGGCTGTAAGTTGAAGTCAAGGGAGATGTAAATGGGTAGGTTCGGGTTGAAGGAAGCGTTGTGGGATTCGTGCTTCTTGGCTTCGTAAGAGATGAAGAAGGGGTTTTCGGGTTTCTCCTGCACCTCCCAATCGCCCTCCACGAATCGTTTGTACTCGTATTCGGGCATATTGTCCCGAAGGGATTGAAGGTAATCTTCGGGGATGTGGGGGTTGTCGGTGATTTTGGATGGGATGTAGGCCCAGGTGGAGGGAAGGTCGTTCTCCTTCCACTTGTCGTAAATCAACTCCTTCACCCAATTATTGCTTGGGTTGCAAGTGGCCATCACGACAATGGGCGGTCGGCCTTCGCAATTCAGCCACGAACCGGCACGCTCCAAGACCTTGTAAAGGAGTCCTTCCTGGCACTCGTTAATCTCGTCAATCCCACCGCCGTTAATCTCCAAGCCCTTAAAGCGGTCAAAGTCTTTATCGGTATCGTAATTCTCGCCCATAAAGATTAACTCGGAGCCGTTGGTGAACCGCACAATCTGGGCCTGCTTGTCCCAAGAGGCAACGTGCGTGCCTAAGCCTTGGTTCATCAGGGATGTGAAGGTCACCAGCGTTGTCCGCTGAAGCGTGGGCATACTCTGCCTGATAATCACCCACCGGCTGCCTGGGTATTTAGAGCAGAGGGAGATGAAGGTTAGAAGGAGGCAATATGTTTTACCGCCCCGTCACCGGATGGCACCACCGAAGAGAATAAACTGCTTCTCCCCGGATAGCGCCATCCTATACGCTTGACTTTGTCTGGATGTTAGTTTCACTTAACTCGTTATTTATGGATTCTTCGTCTAAATTAGATTCACTCAACTCAAGAACAAAAGGCCCCGTGTTCGGTGCCGTGGTCTGCTGCTGGGGCTTGCCATACAAATAGGCCAAGGCCAACTCCATCGCCCGCATATTGCCACGAATCGCCTCAGTCACCAATCGGGCAATCAACGCATCCATCCGCTTCACCCCGCCAATCGTCCTGTCCAAGTCGGCATCAAGCAAGTCCCGGATATCTCGCCTCGTGACCGTCTTAGGCTTCGTGGAACGAGCGTTTAGGAGAACAGGTATCTCTGCCTTCGGTTCAGCACTCGGAACGCTCTCAGGAGCCTTAGAATCATCCTCCTCAATAACCTCAGCCTTCTTCCTCTTTACAAAGTCATGTATCGCCATGCACCCACAAAATTACCACAAGTCAAGTTTAATTCGCCCAAAAAAAATGGGGGGTACCCCTTTTCAACAAAAAAGGTGTTTCTATCCACAAAGGGCGCAATTTGTTTTTTATCCCTTACTATATATATAAGTGTCTATATACTATATAGACATCTATATTTAATATAGACATCTATATAACATATAGACATCTATATAGAATATAAACACTTATATTAAATCTTATGCTCATTTTCGTTTGAGTCGCATTTTACACACCAAAAAGAGTCTAAAAACAGCGTCAAAAAGGCATCAAATTTTAGCCATTTTGTTGAACTGTGTTAAGGGGTGAGAAATAATGTGGGGAGGGGAACTCGCCCCACTGTCCACAAAATTGGGCGGGTTTGCCCTATTTACTATACACTACGGGCGGGCCGGGCATACGGGCCACAGGGCCACAGGCTGCAGGGCCTCACCAAATTAGGGGTCCTTTCTTTTGTCCTCACCTTGGGCCCTATTGCCTGGCTCCATGCTTGACGGCGTGCAGGAACGGCGGACCTTGACGGCGGGGCATGACGATCGACCACCTAAAAAAGGTGTCCTTTCTTTTATCCATCATTCCGGGTCCTTGTCCTGCGTCCCTTCCAGGCGGGCCGGTCCGAATGGCGTTCGGTCTGGCGGTCCTCTATCTGGCGGTCCTCTAAAAAGGGGGCCTTTCTTTTTTCCTTCATTTCGGGGACCTTTGCAGGGTGACTCGGTTTTTTGGGGCGGGGTGTGGATGGTGGGACCCTCAGCCCTGCTCCCTTATCCCTTATCTCTTTGTGACCATCCCCAAAAGTACGGCCAAAAAAAAAGGGCCCTAAATTGGGCCCCTTGTTTTCGCTGCTGTTGTTCCTTTATTCCGGCATGGCTTCAGCTGTATGCTTGCGCTCTTGCGCTTTTTCGTATGCCTGGGCTAATTTGGCGTTTAGGTCCTGGCGGTCCTTTTCTTTGTCCTCCATGTTGTGCAACATCAGCGGCATTATTAGGCCTTGAGTGGTCCCGTTGTCCTCTGGGTTTACGTATTGGACGATTACGGCCCGGTTTGCGTCTCTAAAGGTCACGATCCAGGGGCCGGCGTCCATGATTTGAGCGGCCCGGCCAATTAGTTTAGGGCTTAGGCCGATTTGCCCGCCGGTTAATTGGGTCTCGGTGGATGTTGGGAGTATGGCGGTCCATTGCGGATACCTGCCGGCGGTGTTGCGCATTCCTTCAGAATCAAGGTACGGCAGGACGTCTAAAGTATTGCCGGCCTTGTCCAAAGTTCGGATCGTCTTTTGGTCCTGGTCACATGCAATTAAATAGACCTTTGACCCTGTTAGCTTCTTGTATTGATCGGCGTGGATGTAAAATTCAGCGGGCAAAACTTCAGGATTACTTAGGACCTCAGATACATTCAGCCAAAACAAGGCGTGCGCGTCCGTGGCTACGGCATACAGCCCGGCGGGTCCTTGTGGACCTTCGGGGAGCGTGCTAAATTGTACGTAATTCATGGCCTGGCGGAATGGGTCCTTACTTGCGCTAAGGTGGATTTTTGCGAAGGCTTGGCCGGCGTTAATTAGGGATTTTTGGTTTTTCATGGCTTGGGGTTTTTAAGGGTTTAAGGTTTGGTTTGGATTAGTTGAAATAATTTGAATTTAAGCGGCGGGAAAATTGACGGCGAAGGTAGGCCCGGATTTCGTGGCCTGTTTCCAGGTGCGGCATGGTTTCCCGTGTATCGTTCCAAAGGATCGAGACCAAAACACGGCAGGCGGCGGGCCTATATTCTGTGGGGAAATATTGGCCGGTAATATAGCGAAGCTCCCCGGATTCGTTCATGGTTAAGCGGTCGCTTGTTGTCTTTAGATACCTTTCGATCTTTGCGTCAAGGTCCTGGACCTTGCGAAGGGCGAAAATGAACAGCTCGTAAAAGTCACGGCGGTCCCTGGTAACTTCGGCGGATTCCCGGCGGTAATCTTTCCAGGACCCGTAATTTACGGGTTCAATGCCGGGGCGGCTGTCAACGAATTTACAAAGTAGATCGGCGGGGCTTAGGGTTTGGGGTTTGTTGTTCATGGGTTAGGGGTTTAGGGTTTGGCTTCATTGCCTATGCAAATATACGGCGGCCCCTACCCATTGCAACCTTTACCCTAAAATATTTTTTATTTATTTTTTTGTGGGGCTGTTGCATTCCATATATATATACCTTTGGGCCTGGTCCCTGGTTCTGGTTCCTGGCATGGATCCGCCGGGCTTGTTTGGTCTTGCTCCCTGGCTTGACCTTTGGGCCTTTGGACCGGTTGACCTTTGAGCATGACCACCACCAGACCGGCACCATCCAGGCCTTGACGATATTGACGATTGACGATATTGACGATTGACAATGGCTTGACGATTGACGATTGACGATACCTTGACGATACCTTGACGATGGCTTGACGATTGACGATAAAAAAAATAATAAAATAATTTGACGATTGAGGTGCATTTGACGATTGACGATATTAACTTTGCTTTACACTTAACCCCTAAACCCTAAACCCATGAACAAGCCAACAAAAAAAGAAATTCAGCACGAACGCACCAACGATGGTTATTTGCTATTGACGATTTGGATAGCGGGCTATCCCCTAAAGGCTAAATACCTTGGATATAGCATAAAAGAGGCCAAAAACCGATTTTGGAATACTTTGTTGACGAATCCACGATCCCTAAACTATTAACCCAAATCAACCCCTAAACCCTATAAACCCTAAAACAATGGAAACGAAAACGATTAACCTGTACGAATTTAACGAACTTGACGATACCGCAAAAAACAAGGCGGTTGACGATAACCGCTGTATCAACGTTGATTATTGGTGCTGGTGGGATAATGTTTATGACGATGCCAAAATGATAGGCTTAGATATTATGTCTTTTGACCTGGACCGAAATGATATTGATGGCCGATTTGTTAATAGTTGCGCCTACGATGCAGCCAATAAGATTAAGGTTGAACATGGATTTAATACGCCTACCTACAAGCTTGCTGACAAATTTTTGAAGGAATATCTACTCTGGATAAAGGATTACGCCAAGGCTGACGATGATATTGACGATTTATCTGACGAATTTTTGAAGGCTTTGTTGGAGGAATATCGTGTCATATTGACGAATAAATTTGAATGGCTAACTTCTGACGAATGCGTTATTGATACCATACGGGCCAACGAATACGAATTTAACAAGGATGGCTCCCTGGCTTAAAACTGGTTATCTGACGAGGCCATAAGGCCGAAATAGCCCCCTACGGGGCTATAATAACCTAAACCCTAACCCTATGAACTACCGCCGCTCCTACAAACCAACACTGACCCCTGAACAACGTGAAGCCAAGGCCGAAGCTGCATTCCAACGCAAAATTGCGAAAATGGAGGCCAACCGTGCGAAATCCAGGTTTGACTATCCCACCGCCGGTGGATCGTACATCCCAACACTTCGCCAATATGAACACGCTTTGACGATGATTGGGAATCCATCCGCTGAAATCGTTATCACCGGTTATATGGCGAAATTGAAGGTTAACCACGACCATATCCACGTTGTAAACGAATCTTTACGCAACCTTTAACCCCAACCCCCTAAACCCTAAAACGATGAACCAAGAGACATCCTATCACTACGTTATCACCAACGTCTTTTTTGACGATAAGACCGGTGAGAGGGAAGAAAACACCTTTACTTGCGATGACGAGAACCAAGTCCCGAATTACATTTATTGCTATGACGAGGCTGACGAATTGCCCGGCCCTGGCGTTGACTATACCATCGTTGAGGAGCAAGTGTTTGTCTTTGACGAGGGTGACGATGTTACCCCCGGCGATTACCGTTTAATTAGCGAATCCACCAAAATCTTAATCTAAACCCCCAACCATGAAAGACGGACAAACAATCGGCCAATGGCTGAACTGGGACTTCAAGACCAACGGGGACCTTCAGATTAAAGATAAGAATGGCCTTATCATTTATCTTGAGAGTTTTTATGAATCTTGGCGTAAGCGTGAATACGATTCGGATGGCAATGTTATATACGATGAAAGTTCATGTGGTGTAATTGTTGACAACCGCATCCCCGAAATCATCGAACACAACGGACGCAAATACCAACTAATACCCTAACCAAACACTAAACCCCCCACCATGACAATCAAGCAAGTATTGAAGTCCAGGCTTCCCGAACCCATCGCAAACTCAGCGATTTTTGCCATCCAAATGCAACACATCGGCCCCAAGCAAATCCCCCACGATGCTGACGATGTATGCACCAACGATAGTCTTGACGAGGCCCTGCACTCGTTCCATTGGGATTCCACGGACGAAGGCCACCAGTATTGGTACGCCATCCACAAGAAGTATGTCCGTGATGACGAGCGGGATTCCTTTGACAACATCTTCGCCTCAGAGAACTAACGATGGCCACCTTTGACGATGATGCCCTCAGCGATGGGCTTGCTATGTCCACGCCATCCAGGAGGAGGACGATTTCCCTTGACTTCTACATCTGGAAGAACAAGGCCAAGTCGCTGACCGACCCCGAACAACTGTCGTTGATGATGGACGATTACTATATGGCCCAGGCCGAAACGATCAAGGACCCGCAACTGAAGGCTTTGACGATTCTGGCGGTTGGGAACATTGATTGGTACGCCATCGCCGAGGAGCTGATTACCACAACGAATTTCAAGGCCGAGACGAGGAACTGAGATGCACAATTCCAAGGGCATTAAGGGCGATATACGCCTTGATTTTGACGAAGCGAACCAACTGCTCATCGCCTTGAGGAAAGCCGATTTGGAAGGCTCCCTGGCGTTCAAGGTGGTGCATCGCAAGGTCCGGGAGATTGTTGACTATCACCTTTACAAGGCCGCCAAGGGAGAGATGAAATTGGCCAACAAGTATTTCTGCAACAAGAAGATGAAGAACGGCGTGAAGCGTGCAGAGGTTGGCCCTTGGTTTCCATTGCCCCCTGTGTTGGTCTATGACCTTCGCAGGCACCTGGCCGCTGGTGACATCGTGCGGATTGCCAACGAGAATAATTGGAATTACAAGACCGTGAGACATTGCCTTGATTTGCCTTCGGTGACGGTGACGGCCCGTGGAGTGACGAAGGTTCGGGATGCCCCCCTCCGTTATCCCTTGGCCGTCATCAACCAACTGCTGAAGGCCGCTGAGAACAACCGAAGACCGGTAAAGCACACCCGAAGAAAACAAGTGCGATTGCGAGTTTACATTGAAAAAAACCTTAAACCCTTTTACCATGAATTTGACATCATTGAACCCTACATCCCAGGAACCCCTCGCCAATTGGCTAAGGCACATAAAGAGAGCGTGCAGGCGAAGTATAAAGCCGGATTACTCCGAGGTGAAGTCCCCATTCAGGATTGATTGGGCCTTGTATGGCCGCTACCTGGACGCAAAAAAAGCCATTTAACCCCTAAACCCAAACAAAATGAACAACGAACTCACACCCCACATTGAATACTACTCCAACGGAAATGTATGGATTAAAGGACAACTGAACTCCAGAGGGCAAGAAGAAGGTATTTGGGAGATGTTCTATGAAAACGGAAACCTCCGAATGAGAATCCCTTATAAAGAGGGTAAGGAGGATGGAATTGAGGAGTCGTTCTACGAAAACGGAAACATCCGTTGGAGAATCCCATACAAAAAGGATAAGGAGCATGGAATTGAAGAGAAATTTGATAAACAAGGAAACATCACCGAAACCTGTCATTGGAAAGATGGAAAAATAATTGAAACAACTGAACACTAACCCCAAATAAAATGAACAACGAACTCACGCCCCACATTATGTATCGTGACAACGGGAATGTGTTTGCCAAAGGACAAAAGAACTCCAAAGGACAACGAGAAGGCATTTGGGAAATTTTCTGGGAGAACGGAAACATCCAATGGAGAATCCCATACAAAGAGGATAAGAGGGATGGAATTAAGGAGTGGTTCTATGAAAATGGAAACATCCTTAGCAGAACCCCATACAAAGATGATAAGATAGATGGAACACAAAAGTTTTACGATGAACAGGGAAACATCACCGAAACCCGTGTATGGAAAGACGGAGAACTAATTGAAACGACTAAACACTAAACCCAAACAAAATGAAAAACGATTTTATCCCTTACGAACAAGCCCTTGAACTCAAAGGGCTTGGATTTGGTGAGCCTTGTTATGGGTGGTTTGATGCGGGGTATTTGAGATTTGGTTGTTATGAATCAGAGTACGTCACAGGTTTAGGAGATTTGCCTGCCCCCCTCTACCAACAAGCGTTCAGGTGGTTCAGGGAGAAGCACGGATTAAGGCACTTTATTGAGTATGACAACGGCCATTACAATGCTGTTGTTCAATCCTCTTTAGTGTACCATTGTGAAACTCACGAAGAAGCAGAACTTGCTTGTTTGAATCGGCTTATTATACTAATAACCCCAATAACCAACCCCCAAACCAAACCATGAAACCAAAACCACAAACCGTTACCCGGCCTGAAGCCATCAAAATCCTGATGAAGCGTATGGGCCTGACCCTGGACGAAATCGCTAAAGAGTGCGAGGTGTCTATATCCACCGTGTTCTGGTGGAGAGAAGGCATCACGAGAATCAAGCAATTTGATGCGATTGATGCCTACTTTAAATTGATTTGCGATGAATATCAACCGGCATCGCCAAGAGTCATCAAAGCCTGTCTGACCAGACCCGACCTCACGATGCCCCTCCGAGATGATGAGTATCGGAGGCTATTGATGGCGAGGAATAAGACGAGCATTGACAAGATTGCCCAAACCCTCAACATTGACCGCAATTATGTGTACCAATGGAGCCACGGAATTGGGAAGAAACAGGATGTCAATAAAATTATTGAAAATAATTTTTCCAAGATGGCGCAAGTAGGATAAGACCCACTATATTTGTTCACACTTTCGTTCATAACCCTAAACCCTAATCTTATGACACACGAAACCAAGGTCAAAATAAAGGCCGCCATTACCACGGGCTACATTATGCTAACCACGATGCTGGGCATTGCATTCTTTGGCCGATTCATCCTCGCTTTAATCCTTAACCCCTAAACCCTAAACAATGAATCTACTTGAACAAATGAGTGCAGAGGCATTCAAAAAAGTGCTTGACTTCAAAGAGCAATACCCCAGTTCTGGTGCCGAATTGGTCAAGGCATTGACCGAAAAGAAATTCGCCATTCAGTTGACCATCAGCGAAGCCATTGACCTATCCAACGCCTTGGGTATTAATTACGCTGGATTCTTGGGCCAAATCTATGATGCCTTCACTCTTCAATTTGCCACCGAAACATTAACCGTTACTCAACCATGAAACAAAACCTCACCGCAGAGCAACTCGCCAAAATCGCCGAGCCTCTACCACCCGAAGCGATTTCGGCCCACCCAACAAGAACAGGGATGTCCACGATTAAGGGCATCTTCGTCACCGAGCGATTGAATGAAGTCTTTGGTGTTGGGGAATGGATGGTCAAGACTGAACTCTTGGCCCCAATCTCCGTCATTACCAAGACAACATCCTCTGGCAGGGAGCGCACCGAATACACCGCTCTCTCCAAGACCGTCCTTGAAATCCCATCCGCAGGCATCTATTACGAGTGCATTGCGTCCTCCACGAACGATGATATGGGCGATGCGGCGAAGGGAGCGACCACGGATGCCATCACCAAAATCGCATCTTGGATTGGGATTGGTATTGATGTGTACAAAGGCAAGCACGGCGCACCCGTCATCCCTGCAAAGCCTTATCAAGCCCCTCCAAGGAACGATGTGGCTCCTCCAACCAAGACCCGAACCACGGCACCCGTTATCATCCCTGGCGGTCTGAAGGAGATTCACCAAGAGTACATCTTGGAGCGTGCGGTCAAGGCCACCGACCAAGAGCGTAACGACCCACGGTTCAACCCGACCGAGGATTGGACGGAAGAGCGGTACCGCAAGGGGATTGAATACTTTAAAAATCGTTAATTATGGAACTCGTATCTATACCCAGGAGTGATGTCGGCAAGGCCGACATCGCACTCCTCACCACCAACCTGGTGGACCGCATCAACGAAGGGCATATCAACGCCCTGGAAGCCCACATCAAACTCAAAGCCATCCACAAGGCGATTGAGGCGGTCATCAAGCAGACGGAAGAAACCGTTGCTGATGAGGCCGCCAAGCATCCCGGCAAGTCCTTTGATGTTTACGGGGCGAGTGTTCAAATAAGGGAAGGATCCCTTGGCCCAAATTGCGACCAAGACCCGATATACGCCCAAATGAAAGCGGCCCTAAAAGACCGAGAAGAACTGCTGAAGCTTGCGTTCAGGCAGGCAGGCAAGTCAATGATTGTGGACCCGAACACCGGTGAAGAAATCCCCGTGTGCGAAGCCAAGGCCACCAAATCGTCCATCGCAATAACCTTCAAATAATGAGCAATATGACCGCAATGGAATGGCTAATCAAGGAATTACGCCTCCGCAAATTGGAAGATATGGAAAGGGACAACGGTGAGTTTTTCCTTACCGAAACTTTGGAATCCGCCTTGGCCCGTGAAGCCGAGCAGAGGGACGCTGATTACCAGCGTGGATTGCAGGAATGCAGCGAAGAACACGAAGCCAACCAAGGCAACACGATTGATGATTTACCCAATTAACCAACCCTTAAATCCTAAACCATAAACCAAATGACACACCCTGAAAAATGGTACATCCCCGTAACGAACGAGAACCACGAAGAACTTCAAGCGTGGTGGCGAACGAAAGCTAAAGGAAGCCCACGGATTAACCTAAAAGAAGGAAGGCTGTTGCTTTCAAAGCACCCAACAGATTCAAGTGGTTATTGGGCCGCCACCGAGGAAAGTTTTACCAAAATGCATCCATCCTACCAAAAAATAACCCTTGAAAAATTCCGTCAAATCACAAACCCAACCCCCAAAACAATGAACACGAATCTATTTGAAACAACCCCCAAGACCCGCTACTCCCTTAGCAAGCCAAAAGTATTTGGCTCCGAGCAAGACCGCTACAACCGCAAGGTCAAAGCGTTCTGGATGATTTGGACCGCCTGCTTTAATGGAGCGAGAAACCTTGACATCAACAAGATTATGACCGACAACAATGTGGGTCGCACTTTCTACCTGACAATGCGTGACCAAGGCATCATCGCCAAAGGCTCTCGCCCAGGACAGAACAAGTCGCTGTATTACTCCGATTTCAACAAAGTCCCTACTCAACAGGACATTGATAAGTGCATCAACGAGCAAAGCGTGAAGATTAAGGAAGTGTTCAAGACCTTCCGGGCCAAGCGAGCCATCGTTCAGAATACCAACGAAATGGACGCTACCCTCAAAGACCTTCTGGCGAAAGCCGAGGAAGCCAACAAGCGTGTTGCTGAGTTGCTCTCAAAGTATCACTCAAGAGCGTAAATGCGAGCCATCCTCCTCCTATTCCTGCTCACGGCCTGCACCAACGACCGCCCTTGGAGGGTGATTGAGGTGCGGGCCAAGGGGGATGCTTGCGAGTACGTCCTAAGCCGTAGCAACGGATTCGGGCCACAAGTCAAGACCCTGACCGATACCTGTGGGAGGTATCAGTTGTTTGAAACTATAAAAACTAATTAAAATGTCAAACGAAGCACAAAACGGCAATTTTGCCAAACCGATGTTAGCTGCTGGCTGGATTTCGGTAGATGATA